ACAACAGCAACAAGGGTAACACCGAAAAGAAAGAAGATACTAAGTCAAATACATCTTCAAAGAAAGACAACTCTTCAAAAACAAATACATCTGATAACGACAAGAAGCCAGCTAAGCCAAGCAACTCTTCAAGTAATAATCAGAAGCCAGCTAAGCCAAGCAACTCTTCGAGTAATAACCAGAAGCCAGCTAAGCCAAGTGAATCTTCAAAGACTGAAACACCTACAGCAAAGCCAAAGCAGAAGGTATGGGTAGACGACTACAAAACAGTTCACCATGATGGCTATTGGAAGGTAGTAGGTACTCACGAGGAGCCAGTATATGGTTGGATAGGTTATGATGTATGTAATAATTGTGGCATGAAGATGAATGATGCTAAGGAGAGAAAGGCTCATCTTACTTGGGAACTGGAAACTAACGGTGCAGGTGCATACCACCATGAGACAGAATATGTACAGACAGGCACAAAAACAGTAGAAGACAAAGAATGGGTAAAACCTTGGGATGAGAAGGTTAAAGACGGCGGTCATTGGGAATACAGATAACATTTGATATTAACTACTTTAATCATGGTTTAATATTTCAAGGGAAGAGGACTCAATGTTGAGTCCTCTTTTCTTTTGTATAGAAAATAATATTTCTATACAAGAAAGTATTTAACTAAAATATAATATATGGTAAAATATAATAAAATAAAAGGAAAGGTTGTAGAGTATATGGGTATTGATGGATGCTTAATGCTATTGTTTAACTATTTAATAGTAGTAGTAACTTCGTGTGTGTTAAATTTATATTATTGGTATAAGAGGGGCAACCATAGTGTGGTTTGCAGTGTATTGGTGCTTGTAGGTGGAATACTATGTTTAGCGGTTGTGCTTTATATGGGGTACAATTTTAAATTGTATTTTTAGAAAGTAATCATATTTAAAATAGAAAGGAAGTATTAAGATGACAATATACAGTTTTGTAGGTGATGAAGCATAATGTTAATTGAGAACAAAAATATAGAGGATTGTTATGGTATGGGAATGCTTTGTAATCAACAAAATAAAAAAAGAGGTTAAGCATTAGAAAAAATTGCTTAACCTCTTTGTTGTTTTAATAATAGAAAAATCTTTTGTGTTACGGTGTAATAAAATTTAAAAATATATTATCTTGTTTCCTTGAAAATCGGCAGGCAAACTAAAATGACAGTAAGTTTGACAGTAAGTTTGACTGCATTTTATCTTGTTTTAACTTAATTCAAAATTACTCAACTGAATTTTTGAAATCTCAAAAACCCAGTGTTTAAGCCACTTTTAAGGCATTTTAAGTAATTTTGGCAAAAAGAAAAAGGCGGTTAAAAAACCACCTTTTTTTGGTCGAGGTGACAGGACTTGAACCTGCGGCATCTTGGTCCCAAACCACCTAATAAATGTGTGAAAAACTTAGTGTTTATCGGACTTTTCAAGTTCGGTTGCCTAACATTTGCCTTGCATTTATTTTTTAGCTTATTTTACGATTGAGAAAATCATCAAGTTTTTTCGCAGGTGCTTCAGTATCATCTTGCATTAAATGCGTGTAAATGTTCAAGGTGGTTTCGGGTTTGGTATGCCCTAACTGGTGTTGAATGTAGAGAATATCATAGCCCGAATAGAAAAGATTTGTTGCGTGGGTATGTCTAAGGCAATGAGCTGTAAACGGTTCTATGACCTGCGGAATACCGTCGGGGCAGTATTTACTGCGTGGAGCAATGCCGACAATTTTGCCTTGCTGTGAATTGAATGCTTCGAGGTTTAGGCAATTGATGTAACTCTCCCACAATCTCCGCCACGCTGAATTTGTCATAAGTTTGCCTTTGGTGGTTGTGACTACATAATCAAATGGGGAGTGGGGTGCAAGGCTTTTCAGATAGTCTGACAGAACGGTCGGAATATCAACCTTGCGGACACCTGCTTCTGTTTTCGCTCCTGCTTTTATGTAAGAATTGTTTCCGTCAAGAACCAAAGTCTGATGAACATTTATTTTGTTGCGTTTCAAGTCAATATCCGCCCATTGCAAGCCGAGGCATTCACCTCTTCGCAGTCCTGCAAGCAACATAATCATTGCCGGCAATCTTCCTCTGTGCGGAGTGTTGATTATTAGCTTTTGCTCTTCAGGTGACAAGGCTCTGCGTTCTTTTTTCTTTGCCGCATTCTTTGATATTTTGACATATTTCAGTGGGTTGAAGTCGATAGCTCGGTTTTCAATAGCATACTCAAACACTCGGCTTGCGGTTGCGATGAACTCCTTCAGCGACTTTTTCGCTGTTGGTTTGCCTGTTGTAGGGTTCTTAGCGGCTAAGTCAAACACGATTTCCTGAAAATCGGCAATTGTCAGCTTGTTGATTTTACAATGCTCAAGTTCTGCAAAATGTTTGAGATACCGTTCAAGCGTTTTGTATTGTTGCGGTGTTTGCAGTGACCTCTGAACTGACAGCCAGCGTTTTTTCCAACAGCCGTATGTATCATCGGAAGAGATGTCTATGCCTTTGCCGAGTTTTTGTTTTAATTCGGCGGCAAGCGTTTCAACCTCTTTTCGTGATGTGCCGCATACGGATTTGTACTTTCGTTTACCGTTTTCATCCCGACCGATATAGATGTTCTTCTGATAGCGACCGTCTTTTCGTTTTTTCATAATGTAATACACTCCTTTTGTTTTAAAAAGGGTGCAAAAATCCCTTGTGCTTTAAATTACTTGAAAAACACAAGGGAATGTGATACAATTATTTTGCGTGTAATCGTATCATCTGCACCCTGTGTAGGTGATTCCGCTCTGTTCGAGTTCCGGTCGAGCAGGGCGGATTTTTTTGTTTTGAAAATTGCAATATATTCTTATTGGCTTGTTTCGATTGTTTTTAATCGTTCGGTTGCTTTGGATTATTTTTAATATATCTATTAAGTATTTCAACGAATTTATCTTTGTAATTTTCCAACTCATAGATATCATTTAAAGTGATTTTTTCTTGGCTCTTATCTGCATTAGGTAAGATAAGCACCTTTTTGCTATCCGTTAAAACAAGACGGCATATCCATTTGCGACCATTATCCTTATACAGAATATTTATGTAAGTTACCGTATCACGATATGTAATATCGGTCATAGGAACAATATCTTTTAATAGATTTTTTATGATAAAATATGCTTCCAATTCTTCATCGGTAGTTATGATTTTGTGTTCTATTTTTTGTTCATCTTCAATTTCTGTAGGCTCAGTTTGAAGAATTTTTGTTTCTTCTTTTCGTTCAGGTTCTTCATTCGTATTTAGAGCAGCTTTGATTTTATCATTCATAAGTTCACTTATGTAATTATTTAATGCTTTTTTTAGTATTGGCTTAAATTTTTCAACAACACTTTGTGTTAATCTACCTGAATATGTTTTACCTAAAAATAATCTTGTGAATTCGTCAGTTGGATTTTGTAACTCAGATGAAATAACATTTTTAAACTCATTTGAATATTTCAATTCTGACGCTGTACTAAAAATTTCATCAAGATTGAAATTTGACTTATGAAATTTTTTCAATTCTGCAATTTTAGCTTCTTTAGGATTTAAAATGTCAATTTCTAAAAACGGTGCTTCGTCCATCATATTTGGGTTGTCAAGGTCGGTGTAAAATCTATATATAAGACCATTAGTCAATATTCCGAATTTGGCAGAAGTAGTACCAAAGTATCTGAAAAGTTGCGAACCGTGTTTGTTCAAATTTTCGCCGCACCACTTTGCTTCAATTAAAATTATCGGTTGACCGTCTTTAACGATTGCATAATCAACCTTTTCACCCTTTTTAATCCCGACATCTGCTGTGTATTCAGGTACAAACTCTTGTGGATTGAATACATCATATCCAAGCATAGCGAAGAAAGGTACAATAAGGGACATTTTTGTAGCTTCTTCAGTTTGCAGGGTGTCTTTCATAGTTTCTGCTTTTTTGGAAAACTGTTTGATTTGATCAATGAAATCCATTTTTTTATCTCTCCTTTAATAAAATAATATTGACAAATTTTGTCGGATAATATAATATTTATTTGAGGAGTGAAAATACTTCTCATCACGTTCTATTTAGCCGCTCACAGTTGCCGCTGTGGGCGGTTTTTTTTTACTTTACTGCAACGATTTACTTACTTCTTTGACAAGACCGAGGATTTGGACACGGGCGATATCATGGTTCTTGAACACTCTTGGGGGATAGTAGGGGTTGACTGAATGCAACTCAACGGTGTTATCGTTGTAAAGGACCTTTTTAACAACAGCCTCTTCATCGTCAACGAGGACTGCGGCAATCTGACCGCTGTCAACGGAAGATTGTTTTTTAACAAGGATTTTACTGCCGTCATCAATCAGAGGACTCATAGAATCGCCGTGAACATTTATCCATATATATTTATCCTGTTCTGAGGGGCAAGTGATGTATGTAGGCATATAGTCAACAGGCACATCCTGAGCTATCACTCCGAACCCTGCCGAAATGCTGTCATATACCGGTCGCATAAATACATTTGTTTGCGGAAGTGGGATTGCTTGGTTTTCTTCTTCTTCTTTAAATTCACCAGTAATAAAAGAAACAGGGTTCATTTTTAAGACTTTGGCTAATAAAGCTATTTTATCTCTTCTCATATTAGATATATAACCGTCTTCCCATTTTTTGACGGTACTCTTGCCGACACCAACTGCTTGCCCTACCTGTTCAAGAGTTAGTTTTAATTCAGTTCTTCTTTGGTTAATCATTTTTCCTATATCCATTTTTGTCTCTCCTTATAAGAGGTCTGTAACTATATTTTAACACAAAGTTTCAAAAAAGCAACTACTAAACCGAAAAAATATAAAAAAGTTTCCTAAAGTGGTTGACAAAGGACTGAAAGCAGTATATAATTTAAGTGTCCTAAAGGAAACGAGGTGATAGAAAGTGAATACAAGTGATCTTAAAGCTGAAATTGCAAGAAACAATTTTACAATTCCAAAACTTGCTGAAAAAATGGGAATTGATAAAAAGACACTTTATACAAGAATAAATGGTGTCACTTGTTTCAAGCAGGAAGAAATCGCACAGCTTGCAAAAATTCTCGGACTTAATTCATCTAAGATTATGTCTATTTTTTTTGCTGATGTAGTTTCTTAAAGGAAACTGCAACCCAACCAAAACTAAGGGGGTGAGAAAATGGGATTTTTTAATAATTTATTCAACATAAAAAAAGCACCAACAGTCACCAAGACTGTCAGTGCACCTTATGTTCCGCCTTATCCTTTAGAAAAAGATTTTTATACTTTTGATAAGGTAGAGTGGAGCGGAGCGTTACCACCTCATTCAATGACACTTTCTTTTGTACTTCCTTATTCCGATTGGTGCGAATTTGAAAAGTCAGACCTTTATCGAGATTTGGAGAATTATCTTCAGGAATTACAAAAACGAGGTAACCCGAATGAGAATGTAGGCATTCAAGATTGATAGGCAGATGTTCATTGTATGTCGGAACATACTCATCAACACCTTTTGCCTTGTGATGATAAGAATTAACTTCGTGGGTGTTGTAATCTTCGGTGTACTCTATGCCGTTCAGAACTAATTGAATGTCGGTAACAGAAATAGGCAGTTGCGATTTATTGTTAAGTTTATAATGAATGAAAAGTCTTTTCTTTCCCTGCACGCCTAATTTGTATGCGTATTCAAGCATTGTGATTTCCAAATTCACTTTGTGCGAAACAAAATAGTTAATCAGGTTTATTAAAGATATTAAAAAGCCTGCAATGCCTAAAATACCACTAATTATTACCCACATATAATCAGCTCCTTTGCTCGATTATAACATTCGCAAAAGATATTTGCAACACAATCAATAATACCACAATCACAGTCCCATTAAACGGACTTAGTTGAAAAGAGGTGAAGAAATGAAAAAGGAAGATAGAGATAAGGTTATAAATGCTTTATCAGAATTTGTCGTAAGGGTAGCAAAAGGAGAAGCGACCTCTATAGCAGAAGTTGCTGTTCTGCCTGAGGTCGCCAAGGTTTTGTTAGTCTTTGAGGGCTGAGTTTTGAAGTGCTTCATTTATGCCTTTAAAGAGTTCAGTGTAGAATTTAGCCACTTCGTCGCCGTTATCACTGCAAGGAGACATATCAGAACTGTTAGCCTTTGCAACTGTAATTTCTTTGGCATACAATGCCGCAATTTTTGCAATTGAGTCTTCTCTCATAATTACACCTCACTTTCATTATATAGTGTAATGAATTGCGGTTCATCACTACATATAGTATATCATAGAAAGTTGGTGAAATCAATGCACATCAATGAATTTGCTGAAATCTTGCTTAAAAGCAGGAAACAGAAAAGACTTTCACAAAGCGAGCTTGCTAAGAAATCGGGCTTTACTAAAAGAGCTATTCAGTATTGGGAAAAAGGCAAAAAGAGCATTTCTCTTGAAAATGCCGACAGGCTCTTAACGGCTTTAGGTGTAGAAATCAAGATAGGTAAAACAGAAAGCAGGTGAGAAAATGGCAAAACTTAAACTTATTGACACAGTCGAAATCGTTTCAGACAAAATTACCAACGAAAAATAGGAGGTGTACATATGCCGAGAGAAAGACCTATCATCAATTGGGATGAAGTGCCGGTGATTATTGATGTGCCGTATGTGGCACGGTTGCTTGCACTTAATGTTGATTACACAACACGGCTTGCACAAAGGGGCGTTCTTCCTGCCCACAAAATCGGAAAGCTTTGGCGATTTGATAAGGAAGAAATCAGACAATACATAAAGGCGCATTAACAATGTGGTTAAGAAACTACCCGACAAAAAGGAAACTGCTCAAAGATATTGAAAACCTCAGAGCAGAGAACAGACATCTCAGTATTGAGTTGAGAAACGCAAGAACGGACCTTGCACTCGAAAAGACAGCGTCAAGCGGTTATCGTCACGAGAACAGAGAGCTAAAACGCAAGCTCAAAGCCCTTGAAACGCCTGAATCCGAAGTATTCAATTTTGAATGTGTGGGGGTTGAAAATGCCAACGACTACAAGGTTGTTTGATGAAAAGAACATTTTGCGGACCTTAGCAAAATGTTTATCAAATATAAAGGTGGGAAAATATTTTGAATTACACTGATTTTATATCCTCAAACGGATACATATGCACTGAATCTGAGTTCGAAATTGCTAAGGCACACGCTAAGAACAAGTTGGCGGTTATTATCAGCCGATTTGGTGATGCAAACGGTGAACGCCTTGAGGATTATTACCTTGAACAGCTTATCAGGGAAGAACTCAGAGCTGAAAGAGTATCAAAGGCGTTGTTTGAAATGCAACTTGCAGGCAAAGAGAAATCCCGCATTGCTTAGGAACAGCAACACGGGATTAAACAAAAAGAAATTTAAACAAGCTCATTATATCATATTGAATCGAAAAATCAATAGTTAGGAGATATTAAAATGTGCGAAGTATGCAGAAGTACTCCGTGTAATCCGATGTGCCCAAACGCGCCGCAAGTACTGGTAATGGGGCATTGCAGAGCGTGCAACGCAGAACTCAGATATGATTATACATATTTCAGAGATACAAATGATGATATTTTCTGTTCTCGTGAATGTGCCGAACTTTTTCACGGTATTACCGAGGAAGAATGGTCAATAGATTAAGGAGGTAACATAAAATGACCAAAATTACAGAACCCGTTAATTTGCTTGAAACTGCTGATATGGAAGAAGTAAAAAATCTGTCAACAGTTAATGATGCAGAACCTGATTCAACCGATTTAATTCAGGTAGCTCAGATTCCTGTCATCATCGAGAATCTCAAGCTGGTTAAATCTGAAATTGAGAAAAAGGTAAACACTGCCTGCGAAATGATATGTACAGACGAAAACTACAAGGAAATCAAGAAGTTGCGTTCATCGCTCAATAAGGAATTTGCGGAATTTGAAACTCGCCGAAAAGCGGTTAAATCGGAAATAATAACACCTTATGAGGCTTTTGAAACAGTTTACAAAGATTGCGTGTCATTGCCTTATAAGAAAGCTGATTCCGCCCTTAAAGGTAAGGTTGACGCCATTGAGCAGGGTCTTAAACAGGAAAAGTACGAAAAATCAAAAAGCTATTTTGATGAGTATTCAAAATCACTCGGTATTGATTTTGTGGCATATGAGCAGGTTAGTTTAAACATTACTATGAGCGTATCTCTCAAAAAGCTTAAAGAAACTATAAAATCTAACCTTGACAAGATTATGGATGACTTAAAGCTTATCGCAACGCAGGAGCACAAGGACGAAATCCTGTACGAGTATAAGCGGTCTTTGAATGTATCGGTTGCAATAACTTCCGTAACCGAGAGGTACAAGGCTATTGAAGAAGAAAAAGCAAGGGCAGAAGCCGAAAGAGCAGAGCGTGAAAAAGCCGAGCAGGCTGTGAGCAACACTCTTGACGAATATGAACCGTTTGTTGCAAATGTGCCTGAAGAAGTTGCTCCTCCGGTTGAAGAAATATCAGAACAGCCACAGCAAGATGAAAAAGTTCTGTCATTGTCATTCAAGGTTTACGGTACAAAATCACAGCTTAAAGATTTTGCACTCACTGTTAAGCAGTTAATCAACGAAAGGGGATTACGCTATGAGTAATTATAATAATCAAAACAATCAGATTCAGCAGAGAAAGCCGAAGTTTTCGTCAATGCTCCAGACACAGGCTTTTCAGAAAAGTCTTTCAAACTCAATGAAAGACCCGAAGGAAATCCAAAAGTTCACGGCGGCTATTACCTCAGTAGTGAGTACCAATCCGGCACTCGAAGAATGTGATGCAGGAACAATTCTTTCAGCGGCACTTTGCGGACATTCGCTCGGCTTGCCACCATCACCACAGCTCGGACAGTATTACATGGTTCCGTTTAAGGACCGTAAGAACAATCGTACAACAGCAACATTCGTTCTTGGTTATCGTGGCTATATTCAGCTTGCTATCCGTTCAGGACAGTATAAAAGACTTAATGTGGTGGAAATCAAAGAGGGAGAACTTCTTAATTGGGATCCGCTCACAGAAGAAATTACAATCAAAATGACTGAAGATGAAACAGAGCGTGAAACAGCTGAAACAATCGGATATTATGCTTATTTTCGCTATGTAAACGGCTTTGAGAAAGCTCTTTACTGGAGTAAGGATAAGATGAAACAGCACGCTATGAAGTATTCAGCTGGATATGCAAATGATATCAAGAAGGGTACAAGCTATACATTTTGGGCAAAGGATTTTGATGCGATGGCTAAGAAAACAATGCTCAGACAGCTTATCAGCAAATGGGGCGTTATGAGTGTTGAAATGCAGACAGCGTATGAAGCTGACAATCATATAATCAATGCCGACGGAACTCCCGATTATGACACCGATACCATGATTGATGCAGAAGTTCCTGCTGAAACACCTGAAATTTACAATTCATCTTCATCTGAACCGGATGAAGAACAGTTCTCTATTGATGATCTTGCAGAATGAAATGATTGATTTAGAGATAATAAGCACAGGCTCTAAGGGCAACGCAGTCTTTCTTGACGGTCAGGTCTTGATTGACTGCGGAGTGCCGTTCAGCAAACTTGTTGAGTGTGAAGTGGTTGACCGAGTTAAATATGTTTTTTTAACTCATCAACACGGAGACCATTGTAATGTTGCTACTCTAAAGCGACTGCTGTCCGAACACCCTCTTATTAGGATAATTTACCCCAATTATCTTTGCAAAAAGCTTTTTTCATTAGGTGATACCTCCTTTCAAAACAATTCATTTATTGTTGCACAGGATAAATGGTACTCAATAAGCAACATTACTTTTTCGGCAGTACCACTTCGGCACGATGTTCCAAACATCGGATGGAAGTTACACTTTCGCACTCAACAAGGGATATATAAAGTTATATACGCAACTGATACATCGGAAATCGCTCATATAACAGCTAAGAACTACGATTTGTATCTTGTAGAAGCTAACTACTCAAAAACAGAATTACTTAATCGAATAAAAGATAAACGATTGAAAGGTCAATATGTGTACGAAGATAGAGTTCTTCGTACACATTTGAGCAAAGAAAAGTGCGATGAATGGTTGTATCAAAATATGGGTAATAACAGTTTCTTCGTTTATATGCACCAACACGAGGACTTAGTATGATTACATCAGCGAACATAGTATCTTATGACGGATATAACTTAATAGTAAGACCGCATGAGCGTATCGGCAGAGAACTTGTACAGAAACAAGTACATGAAATTGAACTCAGAATTGTTGACGGACGCACGATTTCTGCCGAACAGCGAAGAAAAATATACGCAATCATCAGAGATATAGCATTTTGGTGCGGAGATAATCCCGAATGGATTAAAGAATATTTCAAGTTTAATTTTTGCGGTGAATTTGGCATTGAATACTTTTCGCTGTCTGATTGCGAAAAAAGCGTAGCAAGAGATTTCATAAGCTATCTGATAGATTTTTGTTTCTACCAAAATATCGGAACAAGAGATACTCTGCTTAATGTTACAGATGATATAGGCAGATACTTGTACAGTTGTCTTGAAAATCGTAAGTGTGCAATATGCAATGCACCAGGTGAAGTTCATCATGTTGACAGAATTGGTATGGGGCGAGATAGGGAACAGATTGTACATATAGGATTAAAAGCTATATGCCTTTGCAGAAAGCACCACGATGAAGCACATCGGCACGAAAAAGAGCTGTTTGATAAGTACAAAATCTACGGTATAGAACTTGATGAATATCTTTGTACAAAGCTGAAACTTAATACAAAAAGAAAGAGGTGATACAGTGAATGGCTGGACAACCAAAGCGAGGGCTTGACTTTGCGGCTTGGGATGTTCACTTGTTCGATGATGATGAGAGATTTGATGTGCTTATTGATGCACAGGGTTGGGACGGCTTTGGAGTATTTTTTTGGATTTGTACCAAAGCTTATGCAACAAATGGTTACTATTATGAGTGGCGAGAAGAAACCAGTGCTGCCACGATAGCGAAACGAATGAGCGGTGGAATTAAATCAGATACGGTAAATCAGGTAGTTAAGCTTTGCTTACGAATTGGGCTGTTTGATAACGGGCTGTTTGATAGGGAGAGCATACTGACCAACAAAATGATGCAAGAACGATATATGTACGCTATCGAAAAACGCTCCGTGCGAGGTCGCACAATAAATAGATTATATTGGCTTTTGAAAACGGAAGAAACAAAGGCTTATATAGTTATACCTGAAAATGAGCATAATCTCTCCGAGAATGAACATAATCTCTCCGAGAATGACACAAAGAAAAGTAAAGTAAAGGAAAGTAAAGTAAATAGAAATAATTATTATGCGATGCCGTCTGCAAATGCAGCCGACACCGCCGGTGAAAATATTTTTATTACATTACCCTTGAACGATAAGAGTAATTATTCAGTTTCAAAATCTGATGTTCAGCACTACAAAATTTTGTATCCTGCTGTTGATGTAGAACAACAATTGCGTTCGATGTTGGGGTGGCTCGAAGCTAATCCTAATAGGAGAAAAACAAAGAATGGTATCAAAGGGTTCATAACTAAATGGCTTAATAAGGTCCAAGACAGAGGAGGTGTAGGATATGGATTCAATCCAAGCGATAATGTCAAGAATAATGTCACCACAGCGAGCGGAGGAAATTATCCAACGGGCGAGAAAGTCTTCTAAAGAACTCACTCCGAGAGAAAGAGCCGAACAAGAAGCAAAAGTGTTTAACTCAACACCCGGTAAGCTCATTGGCTATGAGTGCGAGAAATGTATGAACCGAGGCTATATTTACCGTGTAAAGGCAGGCGAAACGCCTTTCGGGCAGGTTACATATGATGTGGTTGCTTGCAAATGTGATTGTATGAAAATTCGAGATGAACTTCACAGAATGCAGAACAGCGGTCTTCAAAAACTTCTTAAACGATATACTTTTGAAAGTTACAAGACAACCTCAGATTGGCAGAAATATGTGAAAGATAAAGCATATGAGTACATTGACAAATGCTCTGATTGGTTCTTCTTCGGCGGTCAGCCCGGTTGTGGAAAGACACATATATGTACGGCTATTGTCGGAGCATTACTCAAAAAAGGCAAAGCACCTAAATATATGCTTTGGCAGGATGATATTACCAAAATCAAGCAGGCATCGAGTAATTTAGAGGTGTATGAAGCTCTCATAAATTCATATAAGCAAGCGGAAATTCTTTACATTGATGATTTCTTTAAAACTCGCAGGGGCGATTTTGTCTCAACAGCTGATGTCAATGCTACATTTAAGATTATCAATTACAGATACAATGAAGGATTGCCGACTATCATAACATCTGAATTATCACTTGAACAGATTTCGCAGATTGATGAGGCTTTAGGCAGTAGAATTTCAGAAATGGCTAATCCGAAAATTTTTATTAAAGCCGATAAAAATAAGAATTACCGTTTTACGAGAGGAAATGAAAATGATGTCTGAAGCACAGGAGCAATGTAAACTCATTAAATGGGCGGATAAATGTGTGCAAATGAAAATACATCCTGAACTTTCAATGCTGTACGCTGTTCCAAATGGTGGCAGAAGAGATAAAGCCGAAGCCGCACATCTTAAAAGGCAAGGAGTTAGGGCAGGTGTTCCGGATTTATGCCTTGCTGTGCCAAAAGGTAAATATCACGGCTTATATATTGAGCTTAAAGTCGGCAACAATAAGACTTCTGAACATCAGGATAAATGGTTGCAGAATCTTTCACGGTGCGGATACGCCGTAAAGGTATGTTATGGCAGTACATCAGCAAAGCAGACAATTGAAAAATATCTGCAATTGGGTGATTGATTATGAAATTGCAGGTTTGTCGAAAGTGTAAACACGAATATCATCCATGTAGCATACGGAAATGCCCGTACTCTGAAAAAGGTTTGTACATCTGCGTTTACTGCTGTAAGCACTGTAGGTTTTGCAAGCCCGTAAGCACAGGCTTTGTCTGTGAATTTGAAAGGAGAGAAAGCATTGAAAGTGAGAATACCCGTTAAGCTGAAAAGAGAAGCTATGGCGGAGATTAACCGCCTTGCCGACAGGGAATATCATAAAGTCAAGGACAAGGAAATTGCGGACGCCACAAGGCGAATTTTTAAGACGATTGTATTTGCCTTGCATAAGGATTTCGGTTTTGGTCGTGACAGATGTGCAAAGGCTTTGAAGTCGATGACCGAGATAATTGAACATTCCGACACTGACGAAGTGTTTTGGGAGCATATCGACAGGGTTGTCATCGACAAGCTGAAACTTGAATTTGACAAACGAGATTACACCGACAACGGAAAAGTTGTTAATTTTGAAGGAGACGAAGAAAATGACAAAAGAAAGAATCGCTAAATTCTGCGAGAAATTTAACACACACAAAGCAACGCTTATTCAGGACACAGACCGTTACCTAATTATTGATTGGCGAAGGGCTGATGGAAGCGGAGATTATTATGTGAATTACATAGTAGATAAGAAAAGAGGTAGCTTAATAGTTAGCGGTGATTTGGGTGATAGCATTGCTACTTGGTATAATAAGATTAAGCCGTCAGATCTTAAAAATTATGTAAAAAATGATATTGGGTATTACATAAGCAAGATTCAAACAGCATCAGATTTGTTTTATTATGATGAAAAAAATGTTGTAGAGAGTATTAAATACAATCTTGAGGATTTTGATTCCGATGAAATAATATCTTCGTATAGCGAACATAGTTCGTGTTATATGGAATCGGAAGATGATGTCTGGGAAGAACTTGAACATGAAGTTTCAAACTGCATTTACGGCAACAAGTTTATACCGTCAGAATTGATTGTAGATTTTTGTTCTGAACTTGATACTGATTACTTTGAGTGGCTTTATGATTGTGGCAAACGAATACATCCTCGTGTTTATTTATGGGCAGAAGGATTTTATCGTGCATGTAATCAGCTTGGTATATAATGTGCAGAGGTAAGTAACGATGACAAACTTTGAAAAAATCAAATCAATGAGTATCGATGAAATGGCTCGGAGTTGTATGAGTTTTTTTGCCTGTCCATATGGAACTCCATATTTCGGTTGTCCTATGGAAAAGCGATTCAATGGCAGTTGCATTGGCTGCACGAAACATTGGCTTGAAAGTGAGGTAGATATGGATTGACGGCTAAAGAGATTAAGGAAATTAACCGAGAGATTTCACGGTTGAGGGCGAAGATTGCACGGTTGCAGGCTGAGGCGGACAACACGGCGGTGACGCTGGGTGAACGAATTGTTCCGTCAGGTCAGACATCCGACAGAGTGGGCAATGCGGTGGTGCAGATTGCCGATATTCAGCGTGATATTCAGAACCTTGAAATCCGCAGGAACTCGGCTCTGAACAGCCTCTCACGGGATGATTTTGTGGAAAACTGCCTGTTTATGCACCTCGGCTTAAAATACAGCTGGGCGAAGATTGCAGTCGATACAGGCGGAATCAATACCCCCGACAACATAAGAAAAATGTGCAACCGCCACCATTGGTAAATTTGTCCGTTTTTCCGTTTTAGGTGCGGTATAATGTAAACTGAAGAAAGCAACAAAACGACATAGGCATTTATGTCCTCCTAAAATAAATCGCACAGACCGCTCTCGTTTGAGGGCGGTTTTGTGTTGTGAGGTGAAATTGATGTATAAAGACAAATGCGGTACAGGTTACGAAAATAGCACAAGAGCGATTTTTCAGGGTGCAGGAGAATATGACATCCCGATTATTGAGCCTACAAAAATTACAGAAAACAACTTTATCGGATTTAATGAAGTTTTGAGCAGTAAGCAGAACAACTGCGGTGTGCATTTCTTTTTGGACGATTACCAGTTCCAAAGATTATGGAATACACCCGACAGGTATATTGAGAGTCTACAAAAATTCAGTTGTGTATTATCGCCTGATTTCAGTCTTTACACTGATTATCCGACAGCGTTGCAGATTTATAACCACTATCGCAAGCATTGGATAGGTGCATATTTACAACTCTACGGCATTGAGGTAATACCTACAATTTGTTGGAGCGACGAAAAAAGTTTTGAATGGTGTTTTGACGGCGAGCCTTTGGGTGGTACGGTTGCCGTATCAAGTGTTGGAACGCAGAACCGTACGGAATCAAAAGAACTGTTTTTGAAAGGTTACAAAGAAATGATTGAACGCTTACAGCCTGAAACAATTATCTTCTACGGCAGAGTCCCCGAAGAATGTATGGGAAACATCATCAACATCAAATCGTTTCAGGAAAAATTCAGGAGGTCAAAATAATGGGCGGAAGAGGCTCTTCAAGCGGTATAAGTGATAAGGGAAAGAAGTACGGTACAGAATATCACACAGTTGCTCAATTTGGTGAAATAAAAGTAATTCGTATGAATGGTAATACTTCGATAAAAGCTCCTATGGAAACTATGACAAAAAATAGAGTGTATGCTACTCTTGACAAACAGAGCAACATCAAAAGTGTTACTTTTTATGACAACTACGGCGAAAGAATAAAACAAATTGACGTTAAAGGTAGACCTCATAATGGAATGATGCCACATACCCATTTGGGTTATGAACATAATGAAATTGGAGATCGTCAATTGACTGATAAAGAACAGAAATATGTAAGTGCATTATTGAATAAATGGGAAAGAAAAAGAAAACACTTGAATATTTAGAAATTTATTGATATAATATTATAAACGCAGGGGATAGTTTAAATAGGAAAACAGTTTTTACAGATTCCGGTGCAACTCCGGAAACCTGTGTTTAAAGACAGTACAGAAATGTGCTGTCTTTTCTTTTGCTTATTTTTAGAAAGGGCGGTGATACCGTGAAAGACAAATTAAATGCAAGACAGAGGAAGTTTGCGGAATATTATGCGCAGAGCGGTAACACCGTTCAGAGTGCGATACAGGCAGGATATTCAGAAAATTACGCAAACGCAAGAGCATATGAATTGTTGGAGAATGTTGGAGTTTCAAAATACATCAAGGAGCTTTCCGATAAGCTCAAGGACGAGCGCATTATGAGTGCAAAGGACAGACAGGTTGCTTTGTCCGACATTGCAAGGAATGACGGGCAGGACACCTCCGACAGAATCAGGGCGATTGACACGCTCAACAAGATGACGGGCGAATACACCGTTAAGGTTGACGCAAAGGTTGAGCAGTCCGAAAAGCTATCCGATGTGTTCAGACAGTTGGGTGGTGAGGGACTGAGTGAGTAACAAATTCCCGTTGTCACAAAAGTATATCGACTTTATCAACACAACAAATGTGTCGGCTGAATTTCTTGAAGGAACTACAGCGTCCGGCAAAACTACCGTCGGAGCAGGCGTTAAGTTTATGCGAATGGTGTCGCAGTCGCCGAAGAAGCTTCACGCAATTGCCGCCAAAACTACGGGCAAGGCTGAGGAAACTATAATTCAGCAGGACAACGGTATTCTCGACTTGCACCGCAACGCTGTCTATTGCGGCAACGGCGACAAGGACTACAAGCTGCCGCATATCAAGTTTGAGGACAAAATTATCTATATTCTCGGTTACAGCAGTCGGGATAAGTGGGAAATGGTTCTCGGTGCGCAGTTTGGGTGCGTGTATATTGACGAAATCAACACCGCTGATATCGAGTTTATCCGAGAGATGTCAACCCGTAATGACTATATGCTTGCAACACTGAATCCCGATGATCCGAGCCTGCCTGTGTATAAGGAGTTTGTCAATCGCTCCCGTCCTTTTAAAAAATATGAAAACGATGTTCCTCCCGAGATTACGGCGGAGCTTACCGAAGAACCTGTACCGAATTGGCGGTATTGGTTCTTTTCTTTTGCCGACAATTTAAGTCTTACACCCGAACAGATTGAAAAGAAAAAGAACTCTGCACCGAAAGGTACAAAGCTCTATAAAAATAAAATCTTAGGTTTGCGAGGCAGAGCAACAGGTCTTGTGTTCCCGAATTTTGAGAGGGCAAGACATATCAAATCAAAAGAGTGGGCAGGAAAGTTTTTGAACTGTAACCGCAAGTCGGAACACTTTGTTCAGTTCACCGCAGGTCTTGATACCGCCTATTCGCAGAAGTCGCCTGACACTATCGCAATGACATTTTACGGCATTACCAATCACGGCAAGTGTGTTCAGCTTGATGAAAGAGTTTATAACAACGCTGAAATGCAAACGCCTATTGCCCCGAGTGACACGGTGAAGAATTTTATTGATTTTCTTGACCGCAACCGTGATGAATGGGGCTTTGCACGCACGGCTTTTATTGACAGCGCCGACCAAGCGACTATTACCGAATTTCAAAAGTATAAGCGACAGCACGGCTGTGTCTATGACTTTGCAAATGCATGGAAGAAAACGAAGATTATCGACCGAATCAATCTTGTACTCGGCTGGCTTGCCACCGACTGTTATTTTGTGCTTGAACATTGTAAAAACACGATTGCCGAGTTTGAAATTTACAGCTGGCGAGAGGATAAAGACAATACACCCGAGGACGGTCACGACCATTGCATTAACAGCGGTCAATATGCGTGGCTGCCGTTTAAAAATATTATTGGAAGTGAAATAAATGGGGCTGATTAACAGAATGGCTGAATCTATCAGATCGGGAATTAAAAACTTTTTGCAGATTACTCCTGCAAGCGACAAAACAATTACCGTCACCGAAACAAGCAATCATCTGACCGAGTGCTTTATCAATCGCATTTGGTATTGGGGCAACAGCAGACAGCTTGCGGAGCTGTACAAGCAGATTGATACAAACAAAACTATGTTTTGGGCGGCAAAAAGCACAAAGGGGCTTGAAATCCGTAAAATACACACGGGCCTGCCGGCACTCATCTGCGAAACGCTTGTGAATATTGTAATTGCCGACTACAACGGCACAGATGTTACAAGTAAAAATTCAACCGCTTATGCAGAGCGTTGGGAAGGCATTGAAAAGCAGAACAAGCTATCCGACACGGTTAAGCAAATGCTCCGTGACCTATGTGTTGTCGGTGACGGTGCTTTTAAGGTCAGCTTTGACACGGCTGTATCAGATGTTCCGATTGTTGAATGGTATCCTGCCGAAAACATCGACTTTACATATGTGCGCGGCAGAATCCGAGAGGTTAAGTTTTACACCGATTACACGCAAAAACACCGCCGTTACCGTTTTGAAGAAACATACGGTTACGGCTATATTCACTATGCTTTGTATGATGACAACGGCAAAGAGATTGACCTGCACACGGTTGACGCTCTTTCGTGGATTGATTCAAAGGGCGTTACATTTGACGAATCATATATGTGGGCTGTACCTGTCCTTTACGGCAAATCGTGCCACAAGGGCAGAGGTGCGGGCATTATCGGCATAAAAACAGACGCTTTCGACAGCCTTGATGAAGTGTGGTCACAGTGGATGGACGCACTCAGAGCCTGCCGAACAAAGCAGTATGTGCCTGATTGCCTTGTTCCGAGAAATCCCGAAACCTGTCAGCCGATGTCGCCAAATCCGTTTGACAACCGATTTATCACCGTGGGCAACGATATGTCTGAAAACGGCAACGGCAACAGGATTTACACCGAAAGTCCGCAGATTCAGCACGAAAGCTATTTGAGTTCATACATTACTGCCCTCGACCTCTGCTTACAGGGCATTATATCGCCGTCAACTCTCGGCATTGATACGAAGAAGCTTGATAATGCAGATGCTCAGCGTGAAAAGGAAAAGACAACCCTTTACACAAGGCAGAACCTTGTGAAAATTACGCAGAACGCACTTCAAAGCCTTGTTGCAGTTGTACTCAATGCAGACGGTGAACTCAACGGCAAGGGCATTGTTGAGGGCTTGGAAGTATCCGTAAACTTCGGCGAATATGCAAATCCGAGCTTTGAAAGTCAGGTTGAAACTGTGTCAAAAGCAAGACAGGGCGGTTTGATGTCAGTTGAAACTTCGGTTGACGAGCTTTACGGCGACAGCAAGTCGGAGGATTGGAAAGCCGAAGAGGTGCAGAGAATTAAGGAAGAACAGGGCATTGCAGGCGAAGAAGAAAAATCGGAGCTTGACGATGTGGACCTTACCGACACAGAAGAATCTGACAATAACGCAGATGATGAAGAAAATGCGGAAAATAATGCAGAAAAAACCGAAAGCAATCCCGAACAGAACGATACACAGGTAAACAATGAGTGATTACAATATCAGAGAAGCCTTTGAAAAAATCGAAGATGAACTGATTGACAGCATGATGCGCAATTTCAGCCGTCACAGAGCCGAAGAAACCAAAGAGGGTTACAACTGGACACAATGGCAGGCTGAACAGCTCAAAAGTCTTGAAGAGTACCGTAAGCACAACGCAAAGAAATTCGGCAAGCGTTTCAAAGCCATTAACAGCAAGGTTGAAGAGATGATTCGCACCGCCAAAGCTGACGGAAATGCAAGTCAGGAGGCAGAAATTCTTGAAGCTGTCAAGGACGGTTTCAAAGCCCCGAAAAAGCCGTCAGCACACAGCACTGCCGAGTTTTTTAAGGTGAATGACCGTAAACTTGACGCACTCATAAAATCGACCACAGACGATTTAAAGAGGGCAGAAACGGCAGTTTTGCGTATGAGCAACGACAAGTACCGCAAGGCGATTTTTAACGCACAGGTTGCAATGAACACGGGTGCGGTTACATACGAAAAAGCCGTTGATATAGCTTGCAAAGATATGCTCAACGCAGGTCTTAATTGTGTGGAATACAAAAATGGTGCAAGGCACACGCTCTCGGATTATGCGGATATGGCGGTTAAAACAGCCAACAAAAGAGCCTATCTGCGTGGTGAGGGCGAAAAGCGAGCCGAATGGGGAGTATCCCTCGTTGTTGTGAACTCAAGACAGGGCGGCTGCCCCGATTGTGCAAAATATATCGGCAAGGTGTTTATTGACGATGTTTATTCAAACGGCAAAAAGTCAGACGGAAAGTATCCGCTCCTCTCAACCGCAATCAAGAACGGTTTGTTTCATCCGAGATGTAAAGACAGTACGAGTACATATTATCCCGAACTTGATGATTTGGACACACCGTTGTCTGAAGATGAAATCAAAGAGCTTGATCGTCAGCGAGGAATTGAGGAAAAACAGCAGTATGCACAGCGTCTGGCAGAACGCTTTGACCGCCGTGCCGAATACAGCCTTGACGAGGACAATAAACGAATAGCCCAAACCCGAGCCGATGAGTGGCACGATAGGGCTGATATGCTTGAAGAAAAGGTGAAACAATTTTCTTTGAAGACTGATGAACAAAAATATTACAGACCTGTTTTTAAGGAAGATATATCAAAAACTTTTGAACGCAAAATTGAGGGCGAAACAATTACAATTGATACCCACAAGGCAAATACATTGTGTGACAATGTTTATATTTCAGATAAGGTAAAGCTAAAACGAAAAGAACTTCATAATTTTGATATGCAAGTGAGAAAAGCGTTTGATATGCTTGGAGAGGTTGAAACAAGCGGAAAGCCTGAAATTTGTATTGTCACCCCCGAAGAAATGCGAGTAAATGCTATTGCTTCATATATGCCAATGCAAAATGTTCTAAATGTCAATTCAGCATACTTTTCAACAAGTGATTTGTCAGGCTTACAAGAAAACTTGGCTTGTCCGCAAGACGGATTGAGTACAATTCTGCACGAACTGATTCATTGGCAAGACGCTAAAAATTACAGAGCAAAATTCGGAAGTATTAACGATTATTTTGAATATTGCGATTACCTTAATAAAATTTATGCTCCAAAGGTTGAAAAATTGATAAATAACGGTTATAATATAGAGGATATAAGTGAGTATGCTTTTGAATGCTTAAAAGATAAAGCTATGGATGAAGTGTATAACGAGTACAGAGTCAGCAAACTTTTAGGGTGATGATAGTATGAGATTGATACAAACTGAAGAACAAAAATCTCTATGGAATGCGTTTAAGCCGTACCTTGTAACAAATGGTTTAAATGTCACTTTGCGTGAAGATGCTCCACAAGAAGCTAAAGATGCTGAAGCACTTTACAGTAAGCTTAGAGAGAAACAAAAAATGCAATATCTAAAAGATAGTGGCATAATCTAACCGCTCCGTAAAAAGGGCGGTTTTGTTATATGCAATTCACAAAAACAGCATAAAATTACGAATTGAGCATTTTATAATCGACAGCAATGTTGATTATAGGGTGCTTTTTGTATTTAAACCCGTCGATTTCGACCGGTTTAGAAAGGTGGTGACAGAATGAAAATCAGAGTAACAACAGCATTTAACGACAGGCAGAACGGCTATGTAACCCGACCTGTGAATGAAGTTTTTGAATGTTCCGAGCAGAGAGCAAAGGAACTCATTGACGGCGGCTTTGCAGAAGAGGTCAAGCCTGACGCTCCCAAAAAGCCGAGAACCAAAGCAGAAAAAACAGTTAAAACAGAAAAAGCGGATTAAGCACTTTACGAATATGTAAGGTGCTTTTTTATTGTCCGAAGACATTAAACTACGGGAGACACCGTGCAAAATTGAAACAGAGAGACACTCTATAAACTGATTACGGGAGACACCCGAAAAACTGAAAGGATATGAAAAAAATGGCAGAACCAAATCCAACACCAACCCCCAATGAACCGACACCTGCACCGCAGGGAACTCCACAGGGAAACGCTCCTGCCTTTGATTATGACAAGCTCGCAAGCCTTATTACAGGCAAACAGAGCGTGACAGAGGACACCGTTTTGAAGTCATATTTTAAGGAGCAGGGATTGTCAGCCGATGAGATGAAAGAGGCTATCGGTGCTTTTAAAAAGCAGAAAGCCAAGAACACTCCCGACTTTGCAAAAATGCAGTCGGAAGTTGAATCCGCAAACAACGCAAAACTTATGGCAGAAGTCAACCAATCGGCAACCCTCGAAGCCGTAAAACAGGGCGTTGACATTGCAACCGTTCCGTATGTGCTTAAAATTGCAGACTTTTCAAAGGCTGTGACAGACGGCAAGGTCAATGCGGAAAAGCTGACAGAGGCTGTTAAAAAGGTGCTTGACGATATTCCCGCACTCAAGGGCAAACCTGCCGAGAACGGCACAGGAGTTAAGAAAATCGGCGGTGACGGCAACGGTACATCGGACGGTACAAAACCAAAGGCAAATGTTCCTACCAAAAAATGGAACAGATTTAATATTTAAGAAAGGATAATTTAACTATGGCAAACACAAATAACTATGCAGAGCAGTTCAGCCCGGATTTGCTCGAAATTCTTATGCAGGGCACACTTACTTCACCATTCATCACTTCAAATGTAAAGTGGGTTGGCGCAAGAACTTTCCACTTCACACAGATGAGCACATCAGGCTTTAAGAACCACAATCGCAACGGCGGTTGGAACAAGGGCAAATATATTCAGACAGATGTTCCGTTCACCTGCGAACACGACCGTGACATTGAGTTCCTCGTTGATAAGGCAGATGTTGATGAAACAAATTCGACTGCAAGCGTTGAGAACATTTCAAAGACATTTGAACAGACACAGGTTGCTCCCGAAACAGACGCACTTTTCTTCTCGAAGGTTGCAGCAAAGGCTCAGGCAACAGACGGATATCATTCTTCAACAAAGACATCGGAGTGGACTAAGGAGAACGCTTATTCAAAACTCAAAACAATTCTCTCTGTCGGCAAGCTCCGCAGATACAAGGCAAGAGGCACACTTGTTGCCTATGTGACATCTCACATTATGGACTGCCTTGAACAGTCAACAGAGTTCACTCGCAAGATTGAGCTTACACAGATTGCAGAGGGCGGTATCGGCATTGAAACAAGAGTGACCGAGATTGACGGTTGCCCTATCATCGAGGTTATTGACGATGAGCGTTTCTACGATAACTTCAACTTTAACCCCGATGACGGCGGTTTTGAGCCTGCAACAGGCGCTCACAAAATCAATGTTCTTGTTGCCTGCGGTGAAACCTGCAAGACTGTTCCGAAGATTTCAAGCATTTACTTCTTTGCTCCCGGCTCACACACAGAGGGTGACGGCTGGCTCTATCAGAACCGTTCGCTTTCCGACACATTCGTATTCCCGAACGGCAAGGACGGCAAAATCGACAGCATTTATGCCGATGTTGACACAACGGCGGTTGCGTAATGTATGCCGATTACATTGAACATCAGGGTGGAGATGAAAACAGTATTATCTCTGCCGAACACATTGATGTTCTGACTTTTAACCGCATTGATTTTGAAAAACTTTCGGAAATGCAGAAGAGAATCATCGGCAGAGTGCATAGCAGACTTACTGCTTTTGAAGAAGAAAATGCCGATATGATTTCTTCCTATCTGAAAAGCTATTCAATCAACGGCACATCAATGGAATTTGGCGCAAGCTGGAATTTAATGTGTATCAGCGGAGTGGCAATTCCTGCCGACCTCTATGCGTTGCTAAAATCAACGGGACTTTGTTATCCTGCAATCTGAAAGGTGCGTGAAAACCGTGAAATTTCCGTCACTTGTAAAAAAGCAGTTTTGCAAAACTCCTGTCGAGGTCACAATCTACGGTGAGGGAATAACCGAGGACGGCTCTCCTGTTATCGCATTTGAATGCAAAAATCTGTATCCCTCCGAAAATCTTTATCCGTCAAATCTCCGCTGCGGAGGCAATGCTGTATGCAATGTGCAGTCAAAGGCAAAGACGGTCTATACCAAAGAGCAGAAAATTGTTCAGGTGTCGGCTGTCTTGCTTTTTGACGGCGATATTGCCCCCGACAGCCCCACTTTAAGCGGTGGCTTTGTAATCCTTGACGGTGTGAAGCGAAGTATCGTACAGGGTACAAAACACCGCAACCCTGACGGTACAGTTAATTTTACGGAATTGGATGTGATTTAATGGGATTTTCGGTATCATCAAAAATCAAACTCAATATGCCTGTTGTAAAACAGCTTGATAGGGCAAAGCAACAGGCTCTTGAACAGACAGGTGACGCACTTCTTAAACAGGTGAAAAACACGCAGGTAATGCCGCTTGATACGGGCAATCTTCAGAACGAAAACACCTTTGAAGATTGTGCGCAGAGTTGGAACGGCACGGTTAAAATCGTGTCAAGTACTCCGTATGCAAGGCGTTTGTACTTCCACCCCGAGTATAATTTCAGCCGTGAGGAAAACATTGCCGCAGGCGGTAAATGGTTCGCTCCGTGGCTTGAGGGTGGTACACGGCAGAATTTTTGCAGTCGGGCATTTGTGAGATTTTACAGAAAGGAAGCAGGACTTTGATTTACTTATCGGACATCAGAGATTGGCTCAAAAGCGTTACCTCAGCCGAGCATTATTACATCGGCAAGCTTGACAACAAGCAGGACAGGTCAATCGGTGTGTATTCATTAAAGCAGTCGGGAACACCCACAAGGGCAATCGGCGGTGAAAGTACCTACGATACAATAAGCGTGTCTTTGCTTATCCATTACACCGACAACGCAAGAGAAACCGAGGAGTTTGCACGCAGACTTTACGAAACGCTTTACGGCATTAAAAATGTTGAAATTAAGGAACACAAAATCTATATAATCGAACTGCTCACGGAAGAACCCGTTGATGTGGGAACAGACGACAAGGGTGTGTATGAGCAGGTCATTGAAGTTAAATTTTATTACGAAAGGAAGTAATTTTATGGCAAAAGTTGAATCGGGAGTATTCCCGTGCTATGAAAATCAGTTTGCGGTTGGCAAGGCAGGAACAGAATCCGCCACGACAAATATTGCTAACTGCGAAGAATTTTCTGTTGCATTTGACAACGGCGTCGAGGAATGGACAGCCTTTGAAAACGAGGGCTGGAAGTCAAGGCTTATGACAGCAAAGTCAATCACAATTTCGGTAAAGGGCAAGCGTACAATCGGTGACGCAGGCAATGACCAGATTGCCGCCCTTGCATTTGAAAACGGCAGAAAGGCAGAAGTTTCGTTTATGTGGACCTTCCCCGACGGTGCAACCGTCCTCTTTAAAAATGCAGTTGTATCCGTTACATCAAACGGTGCAGGCGCAAGTACGGGTGTTGCTCCGCTTGAATTTGAAGTTATGTCAAACGGCAAACCCGTATATACAGCAGCCGCTTAAAAAACGAAAGGAATGAACGATTATGTCAAAGTTAATTGATATTACAGACAAACTTAATTTTGAGGAAAAGCCGAGTGTCAGAGTTAAAAATGTTGACCTTGCAATCAACAATGACGCAGTTTCAATGCTCAAAGTTGCGGCACTTTTTGAGGACGGCAACGGTAAAAGTAAAGATGTTATCGAAATGTATCATCTTCTTTTTGATGAATCCGAGAGAGAAAAGATTGAAAAGTTAAAGCTGAATATGCACGATTTCAACGCCCTTATCAGCGAATCTGCCAAAATTGCAACAGGCGATTTGACTGACGAGGGGGAAGCTCAGACCCCGGCTACGACCTGATTGATGACTTTGATTTAATCGTGTCGAGCTTTCGCTCGGAGTACGGGGTCAGCATTTATTCAAAGGACTTTGCTAAAATGAGTTGGAATGAGTTCTGCTCACTTCTGCAAGGCTTAGGACCCGAAACACCGCTTGCAAGAACGGTTCAAATTCGCCTTGAAACCGACAAAGAGGTCTTGAAAAACTTTACTTCGTCACAGCATAAAATCCGCAGCAAATGGCGGTCAAGAAATGTAAAGCACTATTCAGACGAAGATATGAACACCGTTCTTGCAGAATTTCAAAACTTCTTCGCTAATCTGTAAATTTGTACATAAATTTCGCTGTATCTACAAAATTCTTGACAATGTTAATATATAGTGATAAAATGTAACATACACTAACAAATTTATTAAGGAGAGTGTATGTTTATGAAATGTCCACATTGCGGAAACGAATTAAAGGACGATGCAAAATTTTGCGACAAGTGCGGTGCAGGCTTTGGCGGAAACGATTCAACCTCGGCAACCGTAAATCCTGTAAATGCGAAGAAGAAAATTTACAAGCGTTGGTATTTTTGGGTTATTATCGTTGTTGCTATTATGATTGTTGGCGGTGTAAACGGTGCAATTAACGGTAACAGCGGTTCAAACAAATCAAAGCAGGAAACTACTGTTGCAAATCAGAGTTCAGAAAAAGCAACTGAAAAAGCGACAGAAGCACCAACCACAAAAGAAGTTGCAACAGAAAAGCCTACTAAAGACCCGAAGAAGGTTGAAAAAGAATTTAAAGACGGTTGCAAAACAATCGACTTTAAAACTCTTTCAAGAAACCCTGACAAGTACAAAGGTAATGACTACAAGTTTGAAGGTCAGATTATTCAGGTTCAGGAAGGCTGGGGCGATTCGGTTGACCTGAGAATCAATATAACCAAAGAAGAAAATGAGTATCTTGATGAACCATTGTGGACTGATACAATCTACGCAACTGTAGAAATTCCTGACGGTGCGGACAAACTCCTTGAAGATGATGTAATCACATTCTGGGGAACTTGTGACGGCGACTATACATATGAAACCGTAATGGGCAACAATGTGTCACTTCCGAAAATCGACATCAAATACTACGAACTCAACAAATAAAACAAAAAGCCACTCCAAATGGGGTGGCTGTTCTTTTGCAAAAATTTTATTGGCGTACATCATAACGGTGTGCGCTGTTTTTATGCCTGTTTTTAAAAAATCTAAAATGAAAGGAAGTGGTGAATATGGCGACAAAGGCGGGTGAAATTGAGCTTGATGTCAGGCTGACAGGTGATGATATTTCAAAAACATTGCATAAGATTTCCGATTCAATTACCAAAAAGTTTGATTCGGCGTTTTCAAGTCTTTCAAAAGATTTTGAAAATGTAAGCACTGATATGAAACAGTCCTTTTCAAAGGTTGCAGAGGGCGTTTCTCAGAAAACCGAAAAAGAGTTTTCAAACATCAAAGGCAGCGGTGAGCAATTAAACAATTCGGTTTCATCTTCGTTTAAGAAAATAGGAATGGCTGTGGTTGCCGCTTTTTCTGTTGCAAAAATCAAGGAGTTCGGTCAGCAGTGCATTGAATCGGCTGCGGAAGTCAATGCGGCAAATTCGCAGTTTGAGCAGACATTCGGCACAATGCAGTCACAGGCAGAATCAGCCATTCAGAGCGTTGCCGATCAAAGTGGTATTCTTGAAACCCGATTACAGGGTGTCGGCACAAGCATTTATGCCTTTGCAAAAACTACGGGTATGGACAGTTCAAGTGCTTTGGGAATGATGCAGGAGGCTTTACAGGTAACAGCCGACAGTGCCGCATATTACGACCGTTCGCTTGAAGACACCGCAGAAAGCCTGAAATCATTCCTCAAAGGTAACTTTGAAAATGATGCCGCACTCGGTTTGTCCTGTACTGAAACCACACGAAATGCGGCGGCTAATAAGCTGTATGGCAAGTCATTTACGGATTTGTCGGAATCGCAGAAACAGCTCACGCTTTTGCAAATGGTTAAGGACGCTAATCAGCTTTCGGGTGCTATGGGACAGGCAAGTCGTGAAGCAGACGGTTGGGAGAATGTAACGGGCAACCTCAGAGAAAGTTGGAAACAGCTCCTTGCCGTAGTCGGTCAGCCTATTCTTCAGGTGGCAACTCAGGTTGTAAAGCGGTTGAGTTCCGCACTTGCGACTTTAACGGAATATGCCAAAGGTGCGGTTGAATCGCTTTCAAAGGTATTCGGCTGGGATACAGGCAATAACACCGCAAGCAATATCAAATCTGCGTCCGATTCTGCCAAAAGCCTTACGGATACGGCAGATGACAGTTCAAAGTCACTTGATAATGTTCAGAAAAGTTCCGAAAAAGCAAAGAGAAGTGTTGCGGGCTTTGATAAGCTGAATGTGCTTTCAAGCTCTGACAGCTCATCTTCAAAGTCAGACACCTCCTCATCAAAAAGCTCTTCAGGCGGTTCATCGGGCGGAGCTGTTGCAAAGAATGTTGTCAAGGACACAAGCAAAAACCTTTCGGGAGCATTCAAAAATCTATACGAAAAAAGCGGATTTAAAGGTTTTGTCGAGAATGTACAGAAAGGTATTAACAAGGTTGATTGGTCAGCTATAGGCAAGAACTGCAAGACCGTTTTTGATAATGCTGTTCCCATAGTTCAAAAGGCATTCGGCACAATGCAAAAGGTCGGTTCTGCAAAACTCGGGGCAATCGGTTCTGCATTCGGAGCGGTTGCGACAATCGGCGGAAAGTCATTTCAGACCATTTCAGGCGGTGTTGCTAAGTGGATTTCAAAAGACAGGGAAAAGATTATCGGCTTTATAGACACCATAGGCAACAATCTTACAAACGGCTATAACAATCTTTCAATCTTTTTTGATAATTTCGGTACACTTGCAGGCAATGCAATTGACAATGTTCGCCCTCAAATGGAAGAATCAATTTCCAATCTTTTAAGCGGTCTTACAACCTTTGCGGGTTCAGTCGGCGAAGTTGTTTCGGGTGCGTTTTCAATCGCAACCGAAAGCCTTGTTGAATGGACTGAAAATGACGGTGCAACAATCACAGAATTTCTTGAAAATTTACAATTGCAGTTTGCAGATGTGTTTGACTTTATCGGTCAGATTTTCGGAGATATCGGAACAATTATCAGTAATTGGTGGAACGGCAACGGACAGCAGATTTTTCAGAATATCTGCAATATGTTTACCAACATCGGCACAACCCTGATGAATGTTTACAATCAATGGATTAAGCCTGCGTGGGATTTTATCGTAGCAATAGTAAAGTCAGCTTGGGAAAACTGGCTGAAGCCTGTTTTTGAGGGTGCAATAAACTTCTTCGGCAAGGTTGCAGACTGTGTTTCAATCGTGTGGAATAACTTCCTGTCACCGTTTGTAAACTGGCTTGTCAGCTTTTGGGGACCTATATTTCAGAATGTTTTCAATGCCGTAAAAAGAGTGTTTGATAATGTGTTTACATTTATCGGTGGGTTGGTTACCTCTATACAGAAAACATTCGGCGGTCTAATTGACTTCATTACAGGTGTTTTCTCAGGCGATTGGAACAAAGCATGGCAGGGTATCTATGACTTCTTCAAAGGCATTTGGGACGGCATTTGCGCCGTGTTTAAGTTCATTATAAACGCAATCATTGACGGCATAAATGCGTTGTGGACAGGTATTTATAACTTTGTTTCGGGCGTTGTTAATTCAATCGGCGGATTAGCCGGTATTATTGGAGCGGCTTTTGGACAGGATTGGAGCTTTTCAATGCCTGAAAATCCGCCTCTCATTCCGAGATTTGAAGAACCCACGGAATCACCGACACGAAAATTTGCAAAAGGCGGTATTGTTAAGGCTCCGACACTTGCGGTTGTCGGCGATAACGCAGGCGCTAACAGCGGTAACCCTGAGGTTATTTCTCCTCTTAACAAGTTACAGGGTATGCTCGACAATTCGGGCGGTCAGGATACAGTGATTCTCACACAAATTCTTGACCTGCTTAAACGCATTTATGAAATGTTCATTATCTTTCGCAATAACGGCGGCAACACTTATTCGTTTACTGCCGAGCTTGAGGGTTCAACGCTTTTTGAAGAAATGATAAGACAGGATGAGCTTTACAGACGCAGACACAACGGTAAATCCGCATTTGCATAAAGGGGGAAATGATATGTCAAATTATAACGGCTATTTGCTTAAATTCGGAAACAACATAATGCCGAATAAGTACATTACCGCATTTTCGTCAACTCCGAATCAGCGACTTGAAACTTCTGCGGAACGAGATCAGAACGGTACGCTTCAAAGGGCAACGCTGCCAAATTACAAAACAAAAATTTCGTTTTCAACTCACATTCTTCATCTTGACGAAAAGATTGATTTTCAGTCGATTATCAACCGCTCAATGGCGAATAAGTTACAGAGGAAGTGCAGGGTAACTTATTGGAACGATGAAACGAACAGCTATTACACCTCTTATTTTTATATTCCCGATATTGAATATACCGTAATGGATGCCGAAAAGAATGATATAACCTATCAGCCGATTACTGTTGAGCTGATTGAGTATTAAGGGGTGATTCTTAAAAATGCTTGTATCTAAAGAAATTGCTGATAAGCTGAAAACAAACACACTTTACAACACCGTTGCCCTGCATTCTCCTGACGGCAGTTTTGAGGATATAACAGGTGAAAGTATCGTGCTTGACAGCTTTTCGCTTGAAAATGAAATCGTTGAAAAAGAATTGAAATTCGGCGGTTGCATAGCCTCTGAAATGAGCGTGAAACTCATTGATTATGATTGCTCGGCTTTGATAGGAAAGACGGTACAGGTCATCATAACGGCAACATATCTTGAATCAGAGCTGTATCCGTCAGATGATTTGTACCCGTCAAATACTCTTATTTGTCCTGCCGAAACAGGAACGGTTGAATGTCCTGTTTTCTACGGTAAAATTCAGTCGGCTCAAAGAGATAAAAAACAGCGTAACATCGTCAAAATCACAGCCTATGACGCTTTTTATGATATGTCAAAGGTGGATGTGTCTTTGTGGTTTGCAGGCAAAGAGAACGAGGACGGCAGTTTTGCTTATGGTTATGCGCACTATCAAAAAGACGATAATTTTAAGAGCTTTTATTCAATAATCGCAGAATTTGCCAAAGATTATGCAATTACAGGGGTTTCACCGCCGAGCTTATCTGTCTTTAGTGTACCGCTGAAATTTGATGATACCTGCGTGGAAAAGGTTATAAAGGACATTACCTTGTCAGATTTAATCCAAGCTTATGCAGAATTAACTTTGAGCTTTGCCGTTATAGATGCCGACGGAAAAATGCGTTTTAAAAGGCTGTATTCTCAATCTTCCGTTGAAACAATCGATTCGTACAAAGATTTATCCTTTGAAGATTACGAACTTGAGCCTATCCGTATGTACAGTGCTAAGTTTGCTGATAGAAAAGCGTTTTTGTATGGCAACAGTAACGATTTTTCGTGGTATATTTCCGATAACATTTTGATGAGGTGCAGAACAACAGCAAGTGATATCGGCACAAAATATAATTCTGTTAATTTTTTTGGTGATGTATATAAATACCGCCCGACAAAAATTAAGCTGTTTTCGTATTGGTGGCTTGAGGCAGGCGATAAGTACACAATTAAAACTCCGTTTGAAGATTTGCCGACAATCGAAACATTTGTGTTCAATAAGAAAATGGACGGATTTATAACTGCCCTCACATCAAAGGGCGAAAAACGATTAGGAAAGGAAGTAAAAGAAAATGAACAAATACAATAAAATTGTCTTTGTGAACGGCTCTGCTCCGCCCCTCAATGCCGACAACCTCAACCATATGGACGAGGGGATTGAACGGGCAACGGACGGAGCAATTGCACTTGAAACCGAAATAGCCACAGCAAGAGGCGGTCAAAATTCGCTTGGAGCAAGGTTTGATACGACCGACGCAAATCTTGCAAGTAAAGCCAATAAATCGACAACGCTTGCAGGGTACGGAATTACGGACGCATATACGAAGGAAAGAACAGACCAAAAACTTGCCCAAAAGCTCAATTTAATGCCGTTCGACAGCGAACCAAAAAATAACAGCCCGTGTTACCTCACAAGCGGTACGGTTTACAATGCTCTGCTTGTGAAAGCAGATAAAACCGCCTTGGCAACTAAATACGATTCGTCAA